CCGACAACGGAACGGTAAAGCTGCCGTTCGTTTTGCCGGATTTCGTTACCTCCTTTGTGTCGTATGCCTTTCCGTCGAGATATAGGCTTATGGTCTTGCGACCGGAACCCGACACCGTGAATGGAATCGCAACGGTATCGTATGGGCCGTAACCGCCTCCGGCGATAGAGTTCGCCAACGAGTAGGCACTTGAAAGGGCCAGCGTCATAGCCTTGACGCGGGCGGTAGCCTGACGGGTGCGCTTGGCTCCTGTTTCCGGGTCGATTACCGAGGCTTTGACCGTGATATCGGTTGTTCCGCTTCGGACGTAGCTTGTTATGTCGAGTTCATAATCACCTGCGGCCACGTCGTTGAGAGTGGTCGTAAAAGTCGTAACCGCGCCGTTCTTGACTGTAATTTCGATGTCGGCTCGTTGGCCGGTCGATTCTCCGCCTTGGTCGCCGCCGAGATACTGGTGGTCGTATCGGTAAAGGAGTTTAACGGGGCTACCCTCGCGGATTGTATCGTTATCGACCGAGGCGGAAAGTATGATTTTAGCGGTTGCCCCGGTTTCACCGCTGCCGCCACCCGTACTTACGGGAATATCACACCCGGCAATCTCTTGACGCTTGTCGTTGATGATAGCGAGATGAATCTCCGTACCCTCGTCGTTCATCGTAGCGTCAAGGTCGGCGACTGTTTTACCCTGAAGGTCGGTGATTGCTTGCGTAATTACGTTATTCTGTACCGGGTTGGTTGATGTTTCGTTTAGAGTTTCGTCCACCTCCACCTCGTCAACGGTGATATTTACGATACCTTCAGCGTCGGGGTTTACGGGGGTGTTGTTGAGTTTAATCCCGGTAATTGTACCCTTTCCGCCGGTGTCCTCCCAGCTCTCCGCCTTTTCCCATTGGGTTAGCGTCGAGCCTTTGAACTGCTTCGTTTCCCAATCGCCTGTGCCGAGGCGGTAGGTTATCCAGCGACCGAGAGCGCGGTGAGTGGCCGGAACCGCCTCGATAGCGGCCTGAAGGTCGTAGAATCCATTTTCGGGCGGAACAAGTTCCGTCACGTTTATAAGATTACCCGCGCCCTTTTGGCCTACGCCCTGCCAATCCTCCCAATCTGCCGCCGCTGTCAAGTCTGCGGCTTTACCGTTGCGGAATTTCAAGCCTCCGGCGGTAAACAGATATTGAACAAAGTGGTACGTTGTCGGTTTTCCTACGGCGTTCGGACCGGCATAACGGTAAACAATAAGAATTTCATCGGTCGGGCCTTCCAGAAAATAGAATCCCGCTTCGGTGAGCGCGTTCAGATTGTAGCCGTTATCTTCAACCTTGAAACCGGCTTCGAGGAGTTCGGTTTTATATTGGAGGTCACTAATCGAATAGCCTTGTTCGCGTATTTTCTTGGCGTTTTCGGTGATACGCTCGTCAATAGCCGAGAGCAACGCCACAAGGGTGTCCGAATCCTTCACACCATTTAGGAAGGTGATAATTTCGTTAAAATTCTCGATTGCCGTCGATGCGTTCTTGCCGAGAAGGTTGTTAATTGCCGTTCGGTTAGTGGCTGCGGCCGTCTGCGCGTCTGAAGCTTTTCGCGTCACCGTCTGGAGAGCGAGCTTAAGCGTGTCGATAGTGCGTTGCAGAGCCGCGTCGGCTGCCTGTCGTTCGGCTTTCTCGGTTGCTACCGCCGAGTTATTCGTCAAAAGGTCTTTATATCCCTTATTGAGAAAATCGAACACACGGGCGACCATCTCGTTTGTAACGCTTTCGGGGTCCTCGGCGTTCCAGATAACCGTTATAAGGTTATCAATAAACTGTTGTGTCGTGTCTGCCATTGTGATAATGAGTTAATTAAATTGTTTGCTGAACTGCTTCGAGAATACTCGCGGTTTGCGGCCTTCCGTTCCGTCGATGATGTCTTGCATGATGTTGGTTTCATCTTCCGCCATTTGCAACTTGACGGTGAATTTTTGGGGCGTTTCCGGACGCGGCTTGTATTTGAGTTCCTCGATAGAGGGTATAACTTTAACCGGGAGTTCCGAGAGGTCGAGCAAATAAACCTCCTCGCTGCCTATCATATCCATGAGGAAACGGACGGTATCAGCCCGCATAACTCCGGTTTCGATTGTTAGCGATTGGGGGCGTGTGATACGTTCGCGGTCGGCGGTGAAATCGTCGGTTTCAGCGTCGTATCTGCTGAATCTTGCTTCATCGGCTGCGGCGTAATCGGGTGTAATGGTAAGTTCTCCGGCGAGTTCGATAATCTCGAATACACCGAGAGAATTGCGGAATTTCAGGCGGTAGCGTTCCCGTGCCGGGTCGCTCCGCTCAATTACTATGCTACAAGAGTATTGCGAGGGGTCGCCCTTGTATATGTCGAAACTATTCGACAAAACTCCGTATTCATCGAAAAACTGTTTTCGTAGCGCGTCAATATCAAGCGCAAAAATACCGTTGTCGAAATTCCCGTCTTGTATTAGAGTTTTGCCCGTCGTTCGTTCTACAACGGTCATATACAGAAATCTCTCCAGACTTATGAAATAGAGCGGATAAAGTTCCGTTTCCTTCATCACTATGCGCCACCCTGCGGTTCGGGTTGTCATAAAAAAGTTATTGGCGTTGTTGAGAAAACGGGCCTCGAAAGCGTCGGTTTTCATTCTGGCATAACGTCGGTAATTCTGACGCGAAACGCCTCCGGCGATAATAAGGCACTCCCATTCGTCCAGATTATCCTCGGTAATATCAACGTAAATTTTGCGTTCGGAAATCGTGCCGTTGTCCTCGACCTCACGAACTCCGTTTATGTGGTACGACATTATCGGTTCGCCGATAGTGTAGGCGTATGCGTCCACAATCTCGGAGATATTGACGCTAAAGGGCTGGTTATAACGACCCACATAGCGTTGGTTCATGCCGCTGGCATAGACGGTGAACGGAATCCCGGTAATAGGATTGTAGTCGTCAACCGTCAAGCTGCTGCGTAGCAATATCGGATTTTTTGAAAAGGCGATACCCTTTTTTACATTTGAATCCATTGTAAGCGGGTTTAAGGTTTGGCCGTAACCATGAGTATAGAACCGGTGAAGGAGATTTCAACGGGGTGAGCGTTAATAAACTCGTCGCGCTCGGTACTGGGTGTTGTCAGGAACTTGTAAAACTGTTCCTTATTCCCCACATTCGTTTCACGCCACACTTCGTAGAGGGCGTTAACGTCTGCCGCTTGTGGGGCTGCTGTTATGTTATTGGCTTCCATGATTGCAAATTTCATTGAATTGCCACGGAGGGCAAAGGACTAACGATGCGCACTTACGAGCGTTACGGTATAGGTGATTGTAATAGTGATTTGTCCTAACGGGATTTCGCCCGGCTCCGTTTCGTAATGGTCCGGGTCGCCTTCTGAAACGTCGTGCAGTTCCCATATTTCGTAGGTGGCGCGGGCCTGGTACTGGCGCGTTCTGGTCGCTCCCTCCATATTACAAGTACCGTCCGCGTTGTACGGGTCGGATTCCCACGTTAAGCCGGTTTTCTGCACAGTTACAGGCATGGCAAGGCCGGGCCATGTGTAAATATTTGGTGCTTGATAGTCCGGGTTAGCATTTTTCCACGCCTTGATTGCGGCGTTTTTGCTCTCGGTTGAGTTATAAACCGTCTGAAGGGTGTCCGAAACGTATTTCCAGTAATAGTCGGTATCTAACAAAGTAAAATTCGGTATATTCTGTTCAGTGGCGATGTTGTACGTTCCTTGCGTTTGAATTGTCCGTAACTTGATTTCCACGGCAATCTCTTTACCACCGGGCAAAGAATAGTTAACGGTATCAATCAGGCAGCGCACACCCTTGAACATTACCGGGCGGAACATATCGAGCTGCTGAATCTCTTGCAGCTTTAGGCGGCCTTTAATTTCAATCGTTCGCGCTCCATGCCTCAAAATTTCATCATACTGCCGCCAATACTTATCGAACAGGCCGCCTTTATACTGAAACAGTAGGGAGGTTGTGTGCTGCTTTCCGTCCTTGAACGTGTCGCCTGTCACTGACGCGAACCGGCCTTCTGTACTGTCGTAGCTCGTTTCAATTCCGGTAAAAGCGAACATAAACGCCAGCGGCGTATCTCCACCCTCCGGTCCGTCAGAACCTTTAATATAACTGTGGTTGTGACGCATACCTTTCAGATAAAAAGGTACGTCGTCGGCAAAATCGCCGTAAGTTCCGTAAGCGGTTTTTCGTATCTGGACATGAGCCAGCGGCACAAATTCGTCGTCCGATGTGATTTCTTCAGCCTCTACTCCGGGCGTTTTCGGGTCCCAATTAAAAAAGCTGGTAGAACCTTCCTTCGATTTCCTGTTTACTTTATCATATCTCGACCATACCGCCGTTTTTCGGTTAAAAGTAAAACTTATATTTTCATTTTCGACGACTGAATCACCGATTTGAGAGGAATCGAAATTCTTAAAAAAGTCCTCGAACCGCTCCGTTTCCGGCTCGGCGCAATCTATCGAGGTGGAGGCGGATAACTTGATATATTTACCCTTGTCGTAGTTCACCACCGGCGGCTCGGATATTATATTACTTAAATCCTTTTGAGCCGGTTTGTTGATTATATCGCCAATAAAGGCCATAGTTACGCGGCAAGTGCTGAAATCGACATGATAGACGAGGCCGAAACGCGCCCAGAGGGCGGCCATGAACGCCTCGACCGTCACGTCTGGCATGAGGTCGAAATAATTAACATCTTTCTGACAACAGGAATCAGCGCAATTATTCAGCACGACAAGCCGGGCGAGGTCGTTATCAGTCTTGAACGGATTCGTAGCGATTGACATACCTAAATCGGAAAATATCAACTCCAGAACTCGCCACACCCTTACAAATGGCGTGAACCCGTAGTTTTCCGGGACTGAAACCTCCGTAACCGTTCCGTTGATTGTCCTTGTCACCTTATCGACGCTTCTTAACGCTTTGTATTGCATTGCGGTGCGCGTCCACATATTCAATATTTCGACCTTTTCGGGGTCGATAATAGAATATGTTTCGAGCCATCCTTCTTTGTCGATAGCGGTAACAATAGGGAAAACCGCCAAAGGGTTGGTTTTCGGGTCAGCGTTGTGATATATCTCGTTAAGTTCCGACATCAGGACGGCAAGCGATGAGTGTCGCCACATGGGGAGTGTCGAAAGTTCGGTCAGTTTCTTATTTTTCCATTTTTCGTAGGCCGTGGAGTTGTCGAACCCGACGTTAAAGGTTATACCGTCGCGGCTGTTTGCGCTTGTGTAATTCAGTGTGCCGCGACGTTGGTACGCGCCGTTCTCTATGATACAAGTCCGCTCCGGCTCGTTCGGATTCTCGGCGTTGTCAACTCGGACAACGTGGCCGGTCAGTCGGTTGTTACGCCTCGTCGGTGGAACGGTGGCCGGTATTGATTGGCTGCCTTGGTCGTTAAATATCGGGTTGGTATCTTCAACGGCCATGCTGAAACCTTCGGGGAGGTCGAGAGCTTCCCCTTTGATAAGTATTTTTATCATAGCGGTAATTACTTTTTGTTTCTGGTGAACGGAGCGCGGGCGCGGTCCATCGTTTCCTTCGCGTCCTCTATGTCCTTGTAAACGATATATGCCCGGATTGCCTTTGTTGCCGCCCGGAACTCCTGAACGGCCTTTGTAAATTCCTCCATGCTCAACGAGGGTGCCGGGACGGTATAACCTCCGTCGGCGTAACCGGCGGAAGGAGCGGCGGCCATACCTGAACCGAGGATTTTATTACGGCGTATCGCCTCGATTGTACCCACCGCGTCAACTACGCGAGGGTTGTCCATAATAGGCTTCGGCACGACGTACTCGCCGCGATGAACGACACCCGCAACCTCGTAGCGGTCACCGTCGCCTGTATATCCGCCGTCAGAGTAGCCGGATAGCACTCGTTCAGCCTTGGCCGGAGCGGCAACGGTGCCGGAGCTGCCGGCGGTATTGCTCGGCTGCATATTCTTGATTTTGTCGCGTTCGGCTTTCGCGCTCACTATTTGAGCCACACCGGTAGCCGTCAACATGGCGGCGGCTATAGCTCCACCAATCGGGCCGAGCTGCGCGAAAGCCTGCATTATGGCGACGGCGGTATTTCCTATAATCGTGGAGATTTTAATCGCAAAATCAACATCGGCGTATTTCTTTTGTATTTCGAGTTTCTTGTTTTCCTTTTCTTCTTCGAGGGCTGCAGTGTCCTCTCCGTTATTCTTTGCCTGTTGTATCAAGACATCATATTTCGCGTCACTCTGCGCGATTTCAGCATCTTGTATGGCCGAGAACATCGAGCCGGAAAGATTGGCGTAATAATCGAAATACTTTTTAGCGTTGGTAACGCCTAACTGTAATTTTTTCTTTTCGTAGTCCTTAGTTGAGATAAGGCCCTGACGGTGGTAATTTTCGAGTTGGGCGAGTTCGCGTTCGTACTCGTCGGCCCATGATAGCCCGACAAGTTCCTGAAGCTGCCACATCTGCTCTTGATACTGGTAATTAAGGGCGGCGATACGGCGTTGTTTCTCCGTTTCGAGTGCTACCGCTTGCTCTGTACCTTCTCCGACAACTTTCACCGCTGCGGCGTATGTCTGTTCGATACCTTGACGCTGAAGGTCGAAGGCGTTTTTTATCCCTTCTGCGCTGGTGGTATCGGTAGAGAGTTGGCGGATTTGCTCGACAAGTTTACCCGTATCAGTGAGTAAATTGCTATTCATTTCGCGCATCTTTGTCTCCAACTGTTCACGGGTACGCTGCCACGTTTCCGCGTCCATGCTATAATCGTCCTCCAACTCGTCGTAATACCGTTGCATTTCGGCGAGTTGGTCGGCGTGGCTCTGACGCTGCAAATTAAGGCTGTATAAACTTGCGGCCTCTTGTGAGATTTCGCCTTTTGCCTGAGATTCTTTTATTATAAACTCCTGTTCCGAGTAGAATCGTTTTACTGCGGTCAGTCGATTTTTATAATATTCATCATTTTGCTTTATGATAGCCTTGTCGATTTCCTTTTGAGCTGCCGCCGTCTGTTGTTCGATTTGGGTCTGGGCGGCGTTGATTGCGTCGAGGGTTTTCGTGTGGGTGCTGTCTGTTTTTTCTCGGAGCGTTTCGAGGGCAGCCGAAAGTTCGCGGCCATACCGAATTAACTCCCGGCTCTTCGCGATCGTCTGCTCCGATTGAGTAAGATTTTGTTTATTTATTTCCAGTAGTCGGCGTTGATGAGCGTCGGAAATAGGATTTGTAACCTCGTCGAGAGAATCCGCGCCGTAAGTACCCGGCTCTCTCTTTATCTTATTTTTTCCGAGGAGTTCCTTTTTTTCTTCCTGAAGGAGTTTGATACGTTTCTGAATACGGTCGAGTTCTTCATCACTCTCCGGGTCAATTTTTCGGAGGCGTTTTAACTCTGCGTTAATTTCTTTAATTCTGGTAACGGCCTCCTTTGCTGAATCGTTCAGGGGTTTGAACGGGGCCACCTCCGGTTCAGGGTCGGCGAGGTCGTCGAAAGTAAGGCTAATTTCGTGAAGATATTCCTGAAATTCTTCAAGAGCGCGGGTTTGTTCGGTGCGTTGCTGTTTATACCAGTCAGTAAACGAGCCGGATAATTCTTGTTGCAGTTTCAGTATTTCGGCATTTTCGCTCCTTAATATGCCGTAAGGGTCGTTCGCCCTCATTAAATCTTGGTCGCGTTTAGCCTTGCCGGCTTGCAAAATCGCTAATCGCATACGCTGCTGTTTCCACTTTTCGTAGGCTTCCTGCTGTGCGTCTGCGTCGGCTTTTAATAACTCTTGATATTGGCCTTTTGCGGCTTCGATTCTTAATTTCTTTTCAAGCGACAAAATATAATCGTCGAGGGCTTTTTTATTCTCCCGATAAGCCCCAGTTTCAGAATCAAGTTGAGCCTTGTAGCCCGGAATTATTCGATTCAGTTCATTTATTGCCTTTATACGGTGTTCCTTCGTTTCGAGTTCGTCCATAGCGACACGCCGCAACTCCATAAGGCGGTCGCGTTCCATTTGCGCTTGCGCGTTGGCCTTTGTCACGGCCTCCCGATACTTATTTGTAGCCTCGGTAAGATAGGAGGTTTCGGTCGTAGCCTTCTTTGAAGCGTCTATAAACGACATGATACCCGTAACAAGTAACGCGATACCAGCCAAAACCAAACCGATAGGATTCGACTTTAACGCGGTGTTGAAGGCGTGGGTGGCTGCGGTTGCGAGTTTGGTAACGGATATTTCGGAAATCATCGCTACCTTTTTCGCTACAATATCGGTGATAAACCTTTTTACGGCTGCGGAGGTGGCGATTACCGAAAGTTTATACACCACGAAAGCGGCTACCAGCGCGTTAATAACCGCGATTCCTAATTTTGTTTGTGTGAATAGATTTGTAAACCAACCAATCGCCGAACCGAGTACGGAAATCAATCCTCCAACGGCTTTAACGACAAAACCGAACGCCGTTCCGACGGGTGTCAGTGCATCGATAAACGTACCTAACCAGTTAACTACGGCCGTACCCCACTCGTAGAGAGTTTTCAGGGCTTCGCGGAAATCAAAGAATTTCAAAATTAAGCCCTCCACTGCTGACTGGAATCCGGCGAACGAACCGGCTGCGTTGTCGGCCATTGTCGCGGCCATTTGTTGGAAATCACCGGTACAATCGGTTATCGAATCACGGAGCGCGAGAATTGAATCAGAACCGTTAAGGAAAGTCGAGAACGCGGCCACGCTTCGCTTGTCGGTCAGTTCGAGGGCTTTCGCGAGGTCCACACCTTCCGCGTTAAGTTTGTTCAGCCCGTTAACCAGTTCGTCGAGGTTAGTCACCGGGCCACCGAGGGCTTTCGCGAGGTCGCCGTTAGCGTCTGCCAGATTCAGGAGGATATTACGGGTTGCAGTGGCTGCATTGCTTGCGTCGAATCCGGCGTTTGAGAGTTGGCCGAGGAGTGCGGTCGTTTCTTCGAGGGAGAACCCGAACGCATTGGCAACCGGGCCGACAGTTGACAGCGAAGCCTCCAGCTTGTGAAAATCAAGTGCGCTTTTAGTTGTGGCAACGGCAAAAGAGGCCATCACCGCTTCGGCTTGGTCTGCGTCCTTGTTAAACATACGCATGGCGGCACCGGCGAACGCTGCCGCGCTCGATAGGTCGGTATCGACTGCCTTCGCGAATTTCAGAACCGAGGGGGTCAGTTTCTCTATAACGTCCTGCGTGAATCCGAGTTTTGCGAGTTCGGTCTGAAGGCCGGTAACCTCGGAAGCGGTGGCGGTTGTGGTGCGCCCTAAATATTTCGCTTGGTCGGTCAGGCGTGAAACTCCGTCGATAGTCGTACCTAGTACGGAGGCAAGTTTTGAGTTAGCCCGTTCAAAATCCTGAATAATGTTTGTCAGTTGCTTGAACGCCCCGATAACTTGCGTCATTATCACCATACCCAGGCCCATGAAAAAGCCCTTTATCGAGGTGGCTATCTTATCGAGCGACAAGAGCGAGGCCAGAAAACCGCGTGTCGAACGCTGCGCCTCTGCGAGAGCCTTCTCGGTGCGCCGTATCTGGTCCTCCAACTCTCTGTATCTTTTCGGGTTGGTGGCTTTTGATGTGTTGTTAAGTTCGCGTTTAAGGTTCTTCAGTTCCTTACCGAGCTGCGCCGCCGACATTCTGGAAATGTCGATTTTTTGACGCTCGGTTTCCATAGCCCGCTTGTTGGCCTCAATCTCGCGCGTGTTAGCCTGAATCGTTTCGTTCAGGCGTTTTATTTCCGCCGAGTGGTCGCCTTCGGTAGCGGCAAGGCGTGAAATCTCCTTACGGTGTTCCGCGTTCTGCTTCCGTAGCGCGTCGGTCGCCTTGGTAAGTCGGTGAATTTCCTCTTGTGCCTTCTGTGCTTTAAGGTCGAGTTCGACCGCGATTTTATCGTTATTTAATTTCGCCATGACAAAGGGGGTAATCTTGTTTGCGGCAAAATTACCCCCTTCGGGTTAGTCTATGAAGGACACCTAATTAACGGAAAATCTTCGATAATATCCTATACCATAACGGTAGTTTTCGCGGCTTTTCTTCTTGCCACGTCCATATCTGCTCACCGGATTTATAGCGTCTGACTATTTCAGCAATAGCCAAATATATCATTACACTTACAGCACTTAAAAACAGTGCCGCAAAAAACGCCTGTATTGGAGTTGTGGGGTCGATACGATAGAATACTCCATACCATACAACTACCACGATAGCAAGTAATATATATTTCAGTATCCGTTTCATCGTTCAAGCCCTTTCGTTAAAAATTCGGTAATAAGTTGAGAGGTCGAAACCTTCCGGCGGTCTGCTTCGTCGCGTATGAGGTTTAACAACCATGTGGGCAAAGTGACCGAGATTTTAGTCCTCGGCTCTCCGTCCACTGTTTTACGCCCTGCGCCTTCTCGTGCTCCGCCGCTGCCTATACCGCCCATAACTGTATATTATTTTCGTTTCCACAAAGTTAAGCAAATTATTTGATTTAGGCGACATATTCAAATAAAAAAGTATATGTTATAAAACATAAAACACCTCGCCACGATTTCGGGCGAGGTGCGCAACGAGTTGGAAGGGTTCACCCTTTAGAGGGTGCGCGTGATGAAATGAGCCGCAAGCCATGCGACACCACTACCGAGAACCGCGCCGATGATGTCGGCCACGATGTCCCAGACACAAAAGTGGTTTCCCTTCTGGCGACGGTCGCGGAACTCTTTCCAGATACCGACGGCGAGGGCTACGGTAAAAGCGACAAGAGCGGCCACCCACTCCTTATGTGGCGGAATGTGGGCGATGAGTGCGCCGATGAGTGCGGCGATACAGAACACCACAAAAATGTGCAGGAGTTTATCCTGCCCCTTACTGTCTTTACATACTGACATAATGCAAAAATTTAAGTTAGTGAAAATTGGTTTACTGTGCTGCGGTGTCGTTTCCCTCGTCCGCCTCTGCTTCCTCCGCCTTCTTACGTCGGAGGTCGCGGCGGGCCTGGACGGCCACGGTGATGAACGAGAACACGAACAGGAACAGGGTTTCGACACCGACGGCTGCGAGGATAGCGATTAACGCCATTGCTTTGTACCATGCCCACCAGCCGAAAGCGACACCGGGGGCAACGAGGAGCGCACCCCGAAGGATTGCGCCCACAATAATTTTTACTTTCTTCATTGTTGATAACTTGTTATGACTGTTGATAACTCTCGCGGATAGAATCGGCCAAATTCTTGCGTAACCACGCCGAGAACTCAAACCGTATGTCGTTGAATGTTTCTTTGTAGAGAATCCTCCAGACCGGGCGGTTATAGATTCGGTAATTACCGAGCCGCTTCATGTCGAGGAATCGGAGATATGTCGGGTACTGCGCTTTTGCCGATATGCCGGAGCCGGAGCCGGTTATCGAGAAGGTCGGCGAGGCTAACGCCTGTTGCAGCCTCCCCGAACGGCTCCGGGGTGTTTCGTCGGTGCGGTAGGCTTGTTTTCCATATATCTTGGCGGCGGCTATACGTCGCTGCTCCTTGAATATCCGGCGGAATCCTCGGTTAACGTATTCGGTGAAATACTTTGCTATCTGGTCGGGGTCGTCCATATCAGTAAGATGTTACGTTGAAGGCTATCGACCAACCGGCAAAGCGTCCGTAAAGTTCCGTTTCCGGAGCGGTGTCGATACTGTCAACCTCGACACGCATAACCGGGCATCCTGCTCTCTGGTCGTTGAGCAATATACTTTTTACCTCGTCGATAATCGGCTGTGTCTGCTCCAGCACATCGAAGGAGCTGCGGCGTTGAGGGTCGTATTTCGCCATAACGAAAACCACGCATTTATTCACCTCCTTGAAATTATCGACATTCTTCGCGTTGGATTCAGCCAAAGGAGGAAAAACGAAAAGATTTACAGAGTTCGCCGGTAACGACTGAATTTTCTTACCCATCTGCTCGTCTATGGTGACGGGCAGAACCTCGGTTATAGAATCGACGCGGCGGCCTACTCCTTCCCAATATTCGCGGTACTGTAAGAGATTTATCATATCTTCCCGAAATAGTGGTCGGCTTCGGCTGCTCGGCGTTTCATCAGTCCGGGGAGGGGCTTCAGTACACCGTTAACCCTTGCGTTAACGTGTTTCATGAACTCGGCGCGGATAGTGGGGTCGTTGGGGTCGGCCTTAACCTTGCGGACAAGCGTCGGGGCTTTGACGGTGAGCGACCCGATATTGTAGGATAGGGAAACAAGCGCGTCGAACTGGTCGCCGTTGAGCTGAACCCCGGCAAAGGTCGGCGCTACTGTGGCGGCGAACTTGGTAATATCGGTATCGAAAAGCGCGTCAGCCTCCGCTTGTGTGATTTTCTTGCCGGGGGTGACATCTTTCCCGGTGTGGCCGTAGCCGATTGTGAGAACTCCGGCAGGGCAACGGTAGGCTGTAAGCCGACAGCCTTCCCACGCCTTAATTTTTTTCTTGATTGCGGTTGAAAGTTGCATGATGATTTATTTATTTGGGATGTTACGTTTCTCGTTGAGATATTCAAACTTGCATTTATACAGGTAAATGAGGACGGCCCACATATCGGTGCGCTCCACCTCCGCCACGTTCCCGAACAGTCCGGCGGTAGCGACCTCGAAGGTTATACCGGTCCATCCGGTCTTGTCGTCCGGCTTCTTTCCTCCGCCGGAACTGCGGAAGATAATCCGTAAATCAATTTTCTTTCCGTTGATTTCCACGGGGCCGGCAAGGATTGCCTTCCAGACGGAGGCGAGGAGCGTCGGGGCATGGAACGCCAGAAGGTCGGGCACTTTCTCTCCGTCGGGAATATGGTAGAGCCGCCGGGCAATATGGGCGTAACCTTCAGCCACCTCTTGCTCGTCCATTTGGTGAAGATTCTCGGCTATGGTAAGGCACTCCACAAACTCGCCGTATGTCACACCCTCCAGCCAATCGCCGGGGCCTTGATAGCCTCCGTATGAAGGCAGGAGGTTAACGGGCGTATTGAAATCAAGATGAACGCGGTCGCCTTCAGCCACGAAAAAACCTTCAATCGCTCCGGCCTGTGCTTTCAGTTCCTCGACGTGTTGCGCCTTCAACAACGTGTAATCCGCTTTTCCGAGGCCAATCAGGAAGGAGAGCCAGCGAACACGGAAATAATCGCCGTCAATCACACCCGCGCCCAGAGCATAGGCGAGAAAAACGTAATATTCGTATTGCGCTGGGGTCAATTCGCTGACATGGGTCGGAATTTTGACGGAGCGGCCTCGTGTGGTGATTGTTTCCATTAAAACGACATTCCTTTACTGTGGACAATAGGCCCGGTAATTGATGTATCTACCTCCTCGCCGTCTGCGTCGAGCTGCGCCACGAGCTGCTGAAGGTATTCGAGGGCGCGGGTAGCGTCAGCACCCAGAGAGGCGGCAACCGAGGCGCGGGCCGATTGCTCGGCGCGTAACCTTGATTTTACCGGCTGCGACTGCTGAACCTGTACGATACCCTCCGGAATAACCTCGACCGGAAGGCGTTCCACCGCCTTCTGCATGGTTAGCAAAGCCACTGCGCGGGCTGCTGTTGCCTTCATCAGCGTGAAGGTATCGGAATCCTCACCCGAAAGAATCGGAGCGAGATACTTGCCGAGTACCGGGGCGACGGTTGCGCCCTGAACCTCGCGGATAATAGGAACGAGGGTAACGAAAAGGCGATGAGAACCGATAATGTAGTAATTATCGAACTCCTCCTTACTGCGTATTAACAACCCTTCGCGCTGGCGGTACTTGGGCGATTCAATCCAGAACGGGAACGCCTCGCGGTCTAAGGCTTCGACAAGTGCGTCGGTAGCCTCGTAGGCCAGACGTAAAATATTTTCCTCGTCCTTGAACTCCTGAAGGGCTGTTAACCCTTTTTCGTTTTCTCCGAGGCTTTTCGCCCTTCCTGTATCTCCGTGCTGTGCGTCGAGAGTCGGGATTATCTTCAGCCATGTAAAGAAGGCCACCGCCTGTTGCAGATAAGCCAGAGCGTCAGCCATAGCCGCGTCGTCGCTTTCTCCGTTTTCGTAATAGTCGGCCAGAGCCTCGACCGGTTCACGGCCCACGATTGCGACGACATCACGGATTCCGAACGGAATCAGGGGCCGCCACTTGTCGAAAGTGATACCGTTAGAGATTATTCCGACGGCTGCGGTAATTTCCTCGCTGCCGTTTCCGTCGCGGTCAAATAGTTTCATCGCGTTTCAGTTTATAGGGTTTCCAATCGGCAAAATCATTGTTAAACGAATGGATTTTGTCGAAAATTTCTTCTTTGTAGAACCTTGCCACGCCTTCATCGACTGTTATAACCGTCTGCTCACAACGCGGATTACTGTTAAGGTTTGCCGAACCTTCGACCGCAAAATCAAAGCGTTCACCGAAACCGGCCATAACTTTAGAGTGATTCCGGAACACGGCAACGCGGCCGCCCATGAGCGCGACGGCCTCGCGCAAAGTGTTGTAAACCTCGGCAAACTTGGAATCGAAAATTTCACCGAGATAGAGGTCGAGCCGTCCAATCAATCCGCCGCGCTGCCATTTCAAAAGCGTTTCCGCGTCGGTCAACGCCATAGAGAAGGTGGACAAACAAACATACTCCAGCGGTTGCTGTTTGAGGATAGCCCGGAGATAGGTTAGCGCGTCAACATCGCCGAAAGAAAAACAATGATACGCCTCGCCCGGTGAAAAGTGCCACGGTAGGACATTTTCGAGAAAAAGCTCGGATTTTACGCGGCGTTCAAAGTTGCGCGACATCGAGCGGAACACCCTCGTTTCTTTCCCGGTGTTCTTATCCTCGGCGCGTTCCTTGGCCTCGTCCTTGCCTTTGCCTTTGTTCTCCGGCTGCTGCTCCGGGGTGGCGAATAAATCACGCATTTGCTTTCACTCTGTTTTCGGGGTTGACATTTTTTTCGGCCTCTACAACGGTACGATATAGGCCGATTCGTATATCTGTGCCGGGGTGGTTGGTGTCGATGAACTGTTGGAACGGCTTACATAGCACCATATCAGGCACGGCGGTTTCTGTGGCGTTATACACCTTCAGGGCGTAGAGTTTTTCGGAGCCTGAACCGAGTTTTGTATCAAGTATCAAGTTAGAGAGTGAGGGGTCGAGGCCAAAACCGGAGGTCGCGGCGGCCTCTGACTTTTTGCATATTGCCACCATTGCTTCGATGTACTCTTTAACCTTGTTGTCGATAGCGGTAATCTTCCACCCCTCGAAATTGTTAGCCTCCTCGTTCCAGAACTGCGAGGTATGCAGGAACTTGCCCGCGTTCTCCTTGCCGGACATCGAGGCGGCAAATTTCTCCATCGCTGCGTCCTTGAACTCCTCTAACATTTCCTTTTTATAGGGTATGCCCCTTTGCTGACAGGCCATTTTTATCTGTTCCTCGGCGCGGTCCCAATATGACTGGGGCGATTCGATATGTTTCGAGATAGCCGAGGCGTTCTCGTTGTAAGCTGCGAGGAGTGGCGCGAGTGTTCCGGCCAACTCCAGCCAATCGAACGCACCGATAAAGCGCGGTACGCTGTAATGGTCGTGGTTGTAACTGTAAATGTTGTAATATGCCAGCGAAACGGGATATTTCAGAGGGTCGGAGGGGTCAAACAGAGGGTAAACGTGTGAGGTACGAGGGTCGGCCAGCGGCCAATCTGCCACCATCGCTTGTGTAGGCAGCTTATTTTCTCCGGGCCATACGAAACGCACCTTTCCAGCCGGAACGTGTTCGACCCTCGCAATACGCCCGGAGCCGATACGCGCCCCGCGTGAACGTGTGAATTTAACCCAGAACCCCTCCAAATGACAGAGGTCTATCAGACAACGGTGCATTTGTGTGAGGTAGTCGGTAGCCTTCAGGTCGGCGGTAATCTGGTCGTCAACAGCCCACGCCCGGTAAAAGATATTGTTCGCGTCCACAGCGTCGCGGTAGAGCCTCGGACCCTCGCCCCACTGGAGGCCGGCCTTCTTGCCCATGATACCTTCACCGGCGTAGAACTTTTCGAGCAACATACACACACGGTTAGGGAGGTCGTTGTCGCGTCCAAACGGTATTATCGGCGTACCGTTCACGTTCATATATTTATAACCAAACGAGGCGATAGAGCCGCCGCGTAACATGAAGGTCGAGGGTGTGAATCCGCGACCCTTGGCGTTCATGCTGAAGGTGTATATTTCACCGGCTCCATTATCTACGAAACCGAAATTTCCGCTTCTGCGTATCATCTTGCTTAAAGTGTTAGTTTAACACCGTTCGGCGACCGTTGAACTCGGTAATTAAAACCTGCCAGCAATTACGGGCGAGGCCTGTTTCCGTATCGGTGAAAAATAGTTTATAACTTGCGTCTGAAATTTTGTCGTCTTTTGTCTTGGGGCGGATTCGCGCCGCATTGACTTTAACCACGTAGCCACCGTTGCGCGTCTGCCTGTTCCACTTGCGGAAGGTGAGCGAGAACGTACCACCGGCGAGGCTTATCCGCTTCATCTGCTCGATAGCGTCGTAAAGGTCTATCGGCTGCGCTTCTGTTTTATCCACGGCCATACTATGTCGGCGAAAAATAGATATATCAGGTAAAGGAGAATCAGGCCCAGCAATCCGGGGCCGATGATGTTCTCTAAAGATATTGCGGTGTTATTAATTTCCTCCGTAGTTTCTTCCGTTTTCTCGTTGACGGAATCCACCGCGCCGGAACTCTCGGAGTGTCGCGTTGCATTGAGGCCATAAAACCATTTTTGCGCCTCCTTATCTCTTTTCGAGAGGGTCGAAACAATCGCCGAACGCGTCCAAATAATTTTAATAGGTCGTCCGACTGAATCGCGTTTAATCTCGACAGTTCCAGTTGCACCCGTTGAAACGCTTGTTGTGTCGCTCTCTCTGCTTCGCTCGTTTCCTCCGATGAGTACCGAATCGACCCTGGTACTATCTTGCCCAGAGTAATGAAATTCGGTTCTGGTTTCTTCGACTGCCTTTCTATTACTTTTGCAACTTGTGAAAGAATAAGCGGTAAGAATAAGAACAACAAGGGCGAGAACGCCAAAAGGCTGACAAAAAATTTTATTTCCATGTTTCATATATGTGACTTATTGGGGTTGCGTGATTTCGTCGAGGCGTTCCTGAACATTGGCCTTGAACTTGTCGAGTTCGTTAGCGTAGTGGATAGAGATACCCAGAAGGGAGGCGACGAAAATACATACCGTTCCGAACGCGGTTAATACTGAACTATGGATTTCACCCTCCGGCGGTATGAATAAACCGATAAACAGAAGGGAGAGGCCGGCAATCATTGCCACGATTGCCAAAATGTAGATTATAACCTCCTTGAAGGTCAATTTGTCGAACTCTTGTTTTAAGTGTTTCATCGTGATTCGTATTATTTTGCTGCAAAGGTCTTATATATATCGCGCGTAACGAAGGACATGCCCGGAAGCAACAAAAAACGCCCGTTTCACAACGGACGTTCCTTTCTTGGTGGTTGGATAGTGTTTGCTTATGTGGTAAACCTAAATCAATCTTTTACCTTGGGGCTGTATCTTATTCGTCTGTATCTGCTGTTTGAGTGCCACCGTCGGCTTCCAGTTTCCGAATCTCTCCGATTTTCACCATCGCTCTTTCGATGTGTTCGGGAAGGTTGCGGAGTTCTTCGACGTTTTCGGCCACCTCTGAAAAGTGGAGTAAACGGAATATTGCGTAACGTGCCGTGTTGAGGGATTCCCACGCTTCTTTGAAGGCTGTCGTTACCTCCTCAAACGTTGGGATTTCGTTAGCGTCGCAGTCGAGCCGTTCAGGGGCGGCGGTGAGGGTGATACTGTCGAAGGGGTCGACGGGTTCGTTGAGCGGTGCCGGAGAGCCGGCGATGTCGGCAATATCGGAGCGGAGGGCGTTCAGGGCGCGGAGTGTGTACATTGCCTCGTTGTCACTCATGCCGATTTCGTCGGAGTAGTTGAGTATGTAGTTAAACAGGCGGTCGAGGTGGGCGCGGTAGAACTGGTAAGTTCCGCAGGGGTGTTGGAGTGCTTGGATTGCTTTTACAGCGTCGGGGGTGAGGTTGATATTATTTTCCATATCGGTAATTTTTTGTTGTGATTGTTGGTTTACCATTGCTTCAGGCCGAGGCGGTCTTGACGGAGGTCGCGGGCTGTCTGTCGCCATGCCCACGGGGTGAAGGCTGCAAGCCATACCATAGCACCGTAGGCGATTGTGTGAGTGTCGTCGGTGCATACGCCCCACCACGACCATAGCGCGGCGATTACGCTTGCAAAGGTAAACAATTTTTCTGATGTAAGGTAAATAATTCCTTTGATAAGGAGTTTTTTCACTTTCGGCTTGTACGACAAAGCCGGAGCCGGTAACGCTGTTGCTGTTTTCATTTCTCGGTGATGTTTGTAATTTGATGTTTGACGTTTTCGTTAGGACATGAAAAAGGCGACCACCTCTCCATGTCGTCAAACATCACCGAGAAACCGACGGAATAGTCGTGTTAATTAGTGCGGAGGTAGGCGGTCGCCTGTATCGTATGTAATCGGGCATAAAAAACGCCCGAAAGATTTCGAGCCGATTAAACGGCTACTCCAGTTGGGTGACTGGTGATGTTTGACACCGCAAATTTCGGCAGAATAATGTGAACAAAAAAAAAAAAAGCGTTAATAAATGTTATTAACGAAAAGAAAAATAAATTAACATAACAACGCCGAAACCCGTAGGCTCCGGCGCATGGTGCTATGGAGATATTTAACTTACTACTCTTGACAATATGAAGGGTCGATAAGCTCTTTTAATCGTTCTGGGGCGTGTGTTGACACGAACGTAAATTCATCGTCGGTTAATCCTTTAGGTGCATGGAATACGATGTTAATCATTACAAACCATTCTCCGTCGTTTTTCCCTTTATCGGTAATTTGTGCGTAATCGAGATATTTTAACGAGTTAGCTATTTCAAAAGAAATATCACGAGGTATATAACCAATATGAACATCGTCCAAAAGCACTTTCACGGCTGAAGAATCATATTCGTTCTCCGGCTCCGCTACTAAGTTAACAAATTCGTAATCTTCGGCCGCTCTTAACGCGCTGTTAGCTTTCGGGCCACGGTAATTGATACCAACAACGCGGCAACTTTCAGTTTTATAAGTTAGGGTATTAGCTTTTTGTATTAGCGAATCGACTTTTGTCGCTATATCTTCGGGCTTTCTTCCTTTCACGTTCAGGATAAGGATTAACCCCAAAAGAAGCAAGATAATAATTATTGTGGCGGTCATGGCGTAAGATTTTGAATATCTTCCGCCGGTTTTCGGGAGTTTGACAGCGCAAATTTACGGATTTTTCACGGTAATAGGGTGAAAAATTGGAGATTGCAACACAAAAAACGCGGTTTTTGACGTAAAATTTTGCTCCACTTCTCACCAAATACCACAATATCAAGCAACTAAACGCGCCCAAAATGAAAAACGCAATTTTCGACGCGCTCCGTAGGGCGGCCCGCTCTGACGGCCGAAAGTAATTACCACCCCTTACCGGGGGTGAAATGTGAGGTTTTGAATCGTTACGGCGTTATGAGAGGGCGCACACGACACCGCCCGGCGGCTGTGCTGTCGTCGGGCGGTAACATGGTCGGATAATAGTCGGTATGTAGGTCGGTCAGCCGTCGAACTTGTCGGCTACCCACTGCGCTGCCATTGCGTCGGCTCCTGTGTTGGAATCGGCGGCGGCTCGTGTTGCTGTCAACCAACGGCGGCGCATCATCAGGTACTTGAAAGCGTCGGAAAAATTGGTCGATAACCTCGGCAATTTCTTCGCCTCCAGCTTCTCGGATTTCTTCACCTTAGCCACTATCTTGGTACGGCCCCGGTACTTTATCTCGGCTTTTGCTCCCTCGATACTTGATACCATTTCGGAACAGTTCAGCACATCAACCAGAAGAAGCGGCAATTTCTTATTTTCACCGCGCATAAGTTCGTGCATGAAATTATATTCGGCGTCATGCAGAAGGTTGGACTGTTTTCTTGATTTAAGGTTAACAGTCCAGCCGGTACGCCGCCCGTCGCCGTCCTTCTCGATAGCCTCTTTTATTTGCCGGGCATAGTCAACGCCCTGACGCTGGAGGTTATTACCTGAACGGTCGTAATAGAGGTTCAGCACCTTTGTAGGGTAATCGGCGAAAAAGTCAAGAAACTGGTCGGCAAGTTCACGCATCCAGCCCGGAGGTATCTCGTAGAAATTTTTATGCACACGGTAATATTTACCGTCCTCCTGTCCGATAACCAAAGAAAGCATATTACCGAAATCCATACCGCCGTCGAGAGGTCGGGAGGGGTCGAGGTAACGGAGTTCGTTCCATGTGAACGCCGCTTCACCTGAATAAGTTCCGTCGGTGTACTTGTGTTTATCGCCAAACAGAACGTAAAACCTCGCGTCCTTGCGAACGCCGGGGCGCATACCTAACACGGATTTAAGGAACTCGTGCAGCTCCAACGCGCCATTATAGAGGCGTTTCGCATAATCGACCGTAAGAATGTCGATATTAACGAAACTCGAAATATTCATAAAGAAGGTTTGCCCCTTGCGCAGCTTCAGAAGGCCCTCGGTATAATAGTCGATTTTCTTTTCTACCCTCGCGATCTTGCGTTCATCAGGACGAGGGGCGCGGTTCTCGCGCTCCTGTTTTATCCGTAGGCGGTTGAGTTCCCCGGCGGCTTGCATAATCTTTATAATGCGTTCCGGATTCATTTCGGAGGCATAGCGGAAAAACCAATCATATTCGCCTTCGGTAACGTCGGGCATATCGGTGGTAATGGTAACACCGCCGTAGAGGTGGCAGCGTCCGTAGGTGATAGCGTCGCCGCGTAGGATAGGCAGAACACGGGCCGTCCTTGTATCAGAGGCGTATTTTGCTTCATCAAACAAAAGGTGGGCCACGGATTTACCGGCCAGTAACGAGGGGTTATCGAGAGAGCCGAGGAATATAACCGAGCCATTCCAAAAGCTATAAACGTGCCGGTAATCATCGACAATAACGGAGCAGCGTCGCCGCCACTCCTCCGGGGGCTTCTTACCCTTGATATAGTGAACGCCTTCTATCAGCCCGTTAAGTTTCCAACCGTTTTGTACGGCGGGCATGATGTTATCGACGAGGTTAGAATATGTATTCGCGACGATTGCGACGGGTGCGCCCGGCATGAGGCGCACACAGCGTTCAGAGCGTCGCGCCAGAATAACGGTACTCTTTGCCACACCACGGCCGCCGATAGATACGAAATTTGTCGTATCTATCCAGTCGCAGAAAATCAGCGCGTCAGAGCCGAATTTTACCGGAATATCAGGGTCGTTAAATTTATTCTTCATCGCCAAACTCTTTAGCGTCCTCAATCATGCGGCTTAATAGGTTACGTTTGGTAATACCGGCATCCTCCTTGACACGGCGTAACGATATTTCGGGAATATCCGGTATTGAATCGATAAACGCCTCCAGTTCCTTGCGGTCGGCCTTCGGTGCGCCCATACTTTCGGGGTCGGCGGTATAAATAACCGTTGGAGCAGCGTCGAGGAGTTCCTGCGGAATTTCGGGGGCCTGGTCCTCGTAGCAGCCTCGCAATTTGGCAGCTTCAACCATAAAGCTACGGGCCTCTTTCATTTTACCCATTGACGCGGACAAATTCGCCATATTGTCGAGCCGTTCGGCGTAGAGGTTGCGCCATGCGCGGGGAGTGACATCATCGACGGAATAAAAGAAATTCAGCGCGTCGGAATAGACACGCCGCGCCATCCAGTCTGACAGCCCGTAAACATCAGATTTCAGAACCTTGATAATTCCGGCCTTGGTAACTATGCGATTACCTCCGGGCATCATCATTCGCGCCCGTAGGCCACGAACAAGTTCCATAAGGTTGAAATATTCGCGTTCGGCCGGTGTCAGGCTTTCGAGGTCGCCGGTTTTAAGAATCCGTTCAATCTGGTGGGAATCCAACGCCTCAAAATCAATTCGGGAGGGTTTACGGGGTAAATTCGTCATCGTCCATATTGTTAACGAGTTCATTAAATCGGTTCGTTCGCTGGAGGTTCTGGAGTGCCTTTATAGCCTCTATGTTACCGGCTTTTGCGGCTTCTTGCAGTTTTATCTGGGGTTGAGCGCGTCCGGTTGCACGTCCGGCGGTAATCAGTACGGAGATTGCGGAGCCGGGCACATTTGCAAGAATACAGAAGGCGGCGCGTCGCTCTCGCGTCCATTCCATAGACACGGCGATTTCGTGGGGCATGAATCCCACGGCTGCCAGTTTCATAACCTCGTCCTCCTCCGCTTTCGTCAGAGGAAAGGCCGGTAATGTAGGTTTGTCGTTATTCTCGGTATTCATCTTCGAGGCGTTTACAAGCAGTGTGGTAATATCCTTCGTCTTGCTCCATGAGGATAAAGCGACGGCCGGAGCGGACAGCAGCCACGGCGGTAGAGCCGGAACCGCCGAAAGTGTCGAGAATCACCGCGCCCGGCTCGGTCGCGTCCTCGATAAACTTTTGAATCAGGGCTACCGGCTTTTGCGTGGGGTGAACCTTCGCGCCGTCGGTACTCTTTGCCCCGGAGGTGAAACTCTTTATGTCGGAAATTATGTTTGTTCCGCCGATATTCGCGCCCTTTCCGGCATGGAACAACACAAGTTCGTGTATAAATGCGTAATGATTGCCAGGACCGCTCAATTTATCCCAAACGAGCATATTATGGGCCTTCAGGATTTCATCGAACAGAGGGTAATAAAAAGCATATCCGCGCCAGTCACAGAAAAAGTAAATACAGGCTTCAGGCTTGGCAACTCGGCGGTACTCGTGGAATAAATCACGGTAAAAAGGTCGGCAAATCGACAAGTCGCGGAAATTACCCTTTTGCCCGTTGTGGGTCATACCGAGAAAATAAGGAGGGTCGGTAATAATACAGTCAACAGAGGCCGCCGGGAGCGTCTTTATAACGTCGAGGCAGTCGCCGTTGAACAACGTACCGCCGGGAAATTCGCGGAGGTCAGTCGTTGAAAGATTGTAAGAGGGATAACGATACATTCAGCGCGTCGATTTTCTTGTTAACGATAGAGAGTTGATGCCCGGCCTCGGAGCGGTCGCACGGGTGACAGCCGGAACGGGAGAGGTATTTTGTAAAATATACTCTCGACCGTTCCGCACCCTCGATACCCTCAATTACTTTTTTTTTCGGCGGTCGATTTCCGCCTTCAGTACCTTTTTACGGTTAGACCATTTCACAAAAGCGGCTTCAGCCTTTTCGTTAGGTTGTTTTTTTGCCTTTGCTTCCTCGACCGCCTTTTTCGCCTTGGATTCCTGAACCCCTGCGCTCCGGAGTTGGCCCATAAGGTCAACATCGGAAATTTTTGTCAGGTCCTCGGCGGCTTCCATTTCGCGGAACTTTGCAGCTTTGCCGAGAATCACGCCGTTTTCGCGGTAATATTCGAGTTCGTCCCAGATTTCACGGTTTTTCAGATACTCAGTAACTACTGTTTCGCAATCAGCGGCGGCGGTGGCTGAATCTGCGTCGCCGAGTACCTGAAGGCGGGCGTGTGCAGCCTTGTAGTTTCCGTATGCGGTAAACATATCGGCCACGAGTATCTTCAGTACGTCGGGGCAGTCGGTAGAATTGAGGAAGGGATATTTTTCGCGGAAACGTATCATTTTCCGAACCGGTTCCGGGGCTTCGGCATACTTGGAACGTGCGGCCTCCAGTTCGTCGGTAAGTTCGTCGATACGGTCGGCGTTTTCGTCCATAGCCAACACTCGTTCTTGAAAATCAGGGCTAACAAGTTCGTCAACGGTAACACCGAAAGAATCGGCGAGTTCCATTAACTCCGAATCATCGTTTTTCGCCATCATTTTATAACGTAAAGAAGGGCGGCCGTGAATAACATTGTAGTCAGGCAAAGATGATGTTCCTTGCATGTGTTTGACGGCTTGACGTGGAAGGTGATTAAACTCGATTTCCGACAGTCCGGCAAGTTTACGGAGTTCATCGAAAAGAATTTCACGGATAACGGCGGTATCTTCGACCGCAAACTGACGCTTCAGGCGCAAATTTACGCCGTAACGCTGGTAAAGTGCCACGCCTTCGGCATAATCACGAGGGCCGCAAAGATATGCGGTAATTTCCTTTTTCTGCTCGGTAGTCATAACGGTGTCAGTCGATAATTACCCAATCTTCGGCAAGCATATCAGTTTGCGAGGCCAGCCACCCCGATAAAATTTCTTTTTGAGCGGTTAACATACAAATCGTTCCGAGTGCAGGAATCTCGCCGCCGTTACCTTCGGCGATAGCCTTCAACATAGGGTCTTTGCACCATTCGGCCTTCACGGTGGCGGCCGGTTTGAGCCAGAGGAACATGTTTTTACCGTTCCAGCCCTTACGGGCTACTTTTTTACCCTGTTTCAGGGCTTCGATAGCTTTACCGAAATTCATAAAATTAAGAGTTTAGGTGGTTAAACATTTTAACACTACAAAATTAAGCCCGGTAATTACCAATCAGAAGGACACAAAACGCCCCGGAGGTCGGTAATTCCTTCGGGGCGTGGGTATCAGATAGGTGATTTTCGTCAGGCTGCGACGTAGCGGCTTTGTTCAATCCACATAATACCACCGTCGCCGCTATCGAAAGCGCGGAGGGTGAGCTGTGAGCCTTCGGAGGCGGTGAATACTTTGCCGCCACGGAGGAGGATTTTACCGCCGGTGCCTGAAACGGTAGGCGATGAACCTCCAGCCGCACCGAGGAGGGTAATAACTGCGTCGTGTGCGCCGCCCTCGATTTCGTCGATAACGGCGGCACCGGCGGTGAGCTGGTACTGGCCTTCGGAAATGAACGGCACGACCTGTACCCCTGTTTCAACGACTGAAACAGGCTCTTCGAGGGTCACAGTACCTTTATAAATAAAGATGTCGCTACCCTTTGAAATCTGGGTGAAGGTCATTTCGTTGGTGTTGCTCTCGTTGTTGCCGGTGTAAGAGGGGGTGAGCTTGCACGGGTTGCAGATTGTACCGATAAGGTCGGCGGGCTTGCCGGAACAATAGCGGATAACCACAATGAACTTGCGGTTAATGCTGTTGGCCTTGAACTCGCGCACCTCCTGCTCGTTGCCGGGATGTTCGAACTTAATCGAGGGGGTGAAACCGATTTTGTCGGTATCGCCTTCGGCTGCGCTCGTTACCTCGATTGTGCCCTGTGTCATGTAGATGTTATAACCGTAACGACCGGGCTTCATTACGATGTTATCGGCGATAACCACCCCTTTGTCGTCAGCCGACGGCATGAAAGCGATGTCGTCGATGTCGATAAGTGTCAGCTGGTCGCGCGGCTGAATACCTGTGCCGGGATTGCCTTCGGCGCGTGGTACGGATTTCTTAATATATGTCATATCCTTGAAATATTAACAGTTATGGAATAAAACGGAGGGCGATAGCGGGCGCAGTCGCCCTCCGTGTTTGTCGGTGTGCGGTTATCAGCCGCGGGCCAGCTCGTAAAACTTGCCGTCGGCAGCCTTCACGAGCTGGATAAACGCGCCCGCCTTCAGCGTCATGGCGGCGGTGAGAACAAAGTTTCCACCGTTGGCAATGGTCGAGGCGTTGGTGCTTCCGGCTCCGTGGATTGTGTAAACCACCCCGGCTACTGCGTCGGTCAGGTCGGTGATTGCTGTCGCCTTAGTGTTGGCTGCGGTGATAAACACGGTCGCGCCCTGAACGCTTGGGGCGGTTGCGTCTGCGTCGAACTGGTAAGAATCAGCGGCGGCAGTCGCGCGGCTCACCTCGATAAACTTGCCGTCGGCGCGTTTCATCACGCGGAGAATGTCGCCTTTCTTGGGTGTCCATGCTTCGCTCAACAGCTCGAATTTACCGGCCTTCTTGATTGTCACGCCGTTTTCACCGTCCGCGCCACATTTGAGGGCGATAACCTTGCCGACCTCGGCGTTGGCGATGTCGGTAATCTCGAAAGTGTTCGAGTTTGCGACGGTAACGATTGACGAGTGAAGGAGAGCGTCGGGGTTGCTGTCCTTGTCGCCTTCGATGAAGTAGGTTTCGGGGAGGTCGTAGTCGTTGCACCAGATGAGCTGGCGAGAACCGTCCATGTCGGCGCGGTTGGTGTACTTGTAACCAACGGCCTCGGCCTGAATTGATTCTTTCCAGTTGCTCCATACCTTCACCGTCCAGTCTTGCTGCTCAATCTGGAAACGGAGCATTTCGCCGGAAATCTGGCAGAATGACTTGATGTTTCCTTCGATAGTCCAGAAGATACGGTGGTGATTGTCGGCGTTGGGAATCGTTTCGATTTTGACGGCGGGGAATTCCTTAACGTAGTTGATACCGGCCTTATAGTCCTGATTCTGCCCGTAATGGGTTTCGTTGTACTTGTGATACCACGGGAGCATGAACGAGGGGATATAAAGCACGATTTTGCCGGTGTCGCGGAACGCGGAGGGAATCATGCTCGTGCCTTGGTAGAACACTTCGCCGATATTGCCGGGGGTGATACGCGGGAGGCTGAAGGGCTTAATTTGATAAACAGTTTTGCCGGTTGTGCCGCCGTTGGGAGTGAAATCGGTATGACCGTCCACGCGCTTGCGGAGATATTCATAGATACCGTCGGCGGCTGCCATTGCGCGGCCGGGCTTGTCGGGGTCGGGTTCTTTGCGCACACCGTTGACGTAGCGGAGTTCGCGTTCGTTATGGAGAACTTTCGCGGTTTCAACGAGAAGGTACTCGATAAACGAAAGTTTGACGGGGTTTGAGCCTTCACGATTGAGGTAACCAATCCAGCTCTTTTCGAGCTGCTTCAGGCTCTGGAACTTGTGAACGAACATCACGCCGTACATACGGAGCGTTTCGTGACCGAACTCGTAAGTACCTTTTGTAACCTTGTCGAACTCGCTCTTATCGGAGGTATCGGCCTGCGAGAACTCACCGAGGAACAGATTAACGAGGGTTTCGAGGTCCTGATGTCCGGCTTCGGTGGGGAACAGCTTGGTAATTGTCGGAAGTTCGACGAGGAACGACTGAAGGCGTTCGCTCCAACTTGTGCGGTAGAACGCGCCGAGGTCGTCCTGAAGTCCCTTGTAATCGACTGACGAAGGGGCGGCGACACCCATTACAATCTGTCCTTGATTGGCGAGAAGGGCGGCGCGGGCGCGCTGGTTGTAGGGGCGGTCGAGGCTGAAATATGAACCGGCAAGGCCACCGAGCTGCTGTTGGTCGTCGAGGTTGAAGGCCGGAGCGGTGGCGGTGGCTGAACCGGCACCCTTGCCGGGGTCGGTTTCGGGGAGGGCTGAAAGTGTCTGAATCTTGGCGTTCAGAGCGGTGATTTCTGCCTCCTTCGCCTGAATGGCTGCGGTGTGGGCTGCTTTGTCGGTGGCGACGGTCTGTTTGAGCGCGTCGAGTTCGGCGGTTTTGGCCTGAAGCTGCTCGGTAGTCTGACCGAGAACAGCGGCGACGGCTGCCATCTGCTGGTTGGGGGTTGAGCCGGTTGCGGCTGTTGGGGGATTCTGGAGGTAAGCGTTAAAGTCGTCGAGGAAACGGTCGGTAAAACCGTAGCCCTTCAACGCTGCGCGTTCCTCGTCCGAAAGGCACTCCTTGCCGTCCACCTTACTGAAGGAGGAAAGGCCGAGAATACCGAGAATCGCGGGGATAAGATTCGCAAAATTCATGTTTGTAATTGTTTGGTTGTTGAAATTATTTGTATAATTGTTCTGCCTTCCGGCTCGTTGCTTGTGCGAGTACCCATGTAACCGCGTCTTTCAATCCGCCGAACTGGTCGATATATCCGGCGGCCACTGCCTCGTCACCGCTGAACATTTCGCCACGGAAAAGAGGGAGTTCAGGGTCGTAGGTGATACCGAGATTACGCGCCACGGTTTCGGCAAATACCTTGTGAATCTTTTCGGCCTTCTGCTTTACGAGGCTTTCATCGTTGTTGTCAACAATGGCGCGGTATTCCTTATTCTTCAGGTCGGCGGTGTCCGGGTAAATTTCGCGGTAGTCGATTCCGTTCTGCCTGAAAAACTCTTTGAAACTGGTATGAGTGCAGACGATACCCACACTACCGACCTCGCAAAGTGGCGAGGCTATGAAAGTGCGGTCGCTTGCAGTTCCTAACCAGAAATGAGCGGAGGCCATGATGCCGGTTACAACTGTGGCGGTCGGCTTGGTGCAATTCTCTACGGCGGCGGCTGCTATGTCGAGGTGCGACACCATTCCGCCGGGGCCGTCGATAACGAACACCACGCCGCAAATATTCGGATTCAGTTCCGCCGCCTCTATCTGCTTTATTACCCATTCCGATTCCCACGAATAGAGGGTACCGGTCAGCGTTATCACTGCGATAGAATCAACGGGGAGGGTGATGTCGTCGAGTTCGTACCATTTAGCCATATAAGGCGCGGCGGTAGCCTTGACGGTGCATTTCGCTTTTGAGAGCTGCGCCACTGCTGCTTCTATATTGCCGTTGAGTATGCACGGCAAAAGGAGCGACACGGTGTTTTCGAGGTCGTGCCGCTGGATAGTCCAGTTATCGGAGAAAAATCGTTGTAGCTTATTCATGTAGCTATTTTTGCAGCAAAATAACTACATATCGCGCGGGCGCGGAAGGACTTTAATCCATAAGGAAAGCATCGGGCGCGGTGTCCTCGCCTTGAAGAGTGACGGAGAAAACTCCGTCGCCGATACTGTAATCAAGCGAGAGCGGCCAATCAGGAGAACCGGCCACCCTCCGTTTGCCGGATTCATCGACGTAGGTAGCTATCAGCCGCGAAACCTTGTAACCTTCGAGAGCGTCGGCGGTGCTGTCCGAAACATCGGAACGCTCAAAGGTGATTTTTTTCTTTATTATACCGTTATCGGAGGTCGTCGATACCTTGACGCTGCCCGGCACCGCCACCGCGTCGTCCTCACTTCCGAGAATAAGCATAACGACACGCGATTTTATCCGGGCGAACCTCGATACACGCGAAAGCGGAATAATTTTAAGGCTGTGGCAACTTGAAACAGTGGAACGGGTCATATTTTGGAGTTGTAAAATGTTGTAAATCAGTCACTCGGCATTTTTCCGACACTTTTCCGACAAAAATACCGCAAAAAAAGGACAAAACGGAGCATGATGTCGGGGAAATAATACCCTATAAAAATGAACTTATTTTCGATTATATCCGCGTTTTTTCTTACGGCGCAACTTATCGCGCCACCTCTGGTAGTTTTTCAACAGAGCATCCTCGGTGATTCCCTCGATTCCATATTTCGACATGAACAGGAAAACGGAATCTTTGAACTGAACCCCGTTTATATGTTTGTTCTCGTCCATAAAGTCGTGCAGCTCGGCCCACATCATCAGACGTAATTTATCACCGAGAACCTTCTGCGCTCTCTCGGATAGGTAGTTGTAATATTCCGGGTCTTTACCCTCGCGCCGTTCAGGTAAGGCAAATTCAAGATTGCCGGAATCTACCGGGCAACCCGTGGGGCGTTTCTTAAGTAGGTCGAAAATCAATATGTAAATATCGAGAGCCGACGGAAATCGGACGGCTCCGGCTTCGTGGTCGTAGTATTTCCCTCGGATATACTCGGCCACGTGTTGTTCAACGGATATTTTAACGGTAATCATGTGGGGAGGGATTGGATTATTACAGCGCAAAGATACAATAATTTCACGACATGCGGGTAATATATTCCGTTGGTGTTGATTTATTTACCCTACAAGTTCAAAAATCATCGGAAATTTTTGTTACAATGTTATTCGTTACCAACCTTTTGAAAGTCAACAAAGTAAGACCGAAACAAACCGAAACCGCAATTTGTGACAGCCCTCGCCATTTTGTCACACTTTCCCCCTACTGACAGCCGTAACAAACCGAAATTTTTTTGTTATAGCCTTTGTTACCGCTTTTGTTACGGCCTTCCCCTCTTTATTTTCTATTGATTTTTACTTTGTTACACTCTTTGCAAATATTCTGTTACAAGGTAACAAAGATTTATAATAAAATAGGGAGGGGGTATTGGGGAGGCAAGGAAGGAGCCGGACGAGGCCGGAGGTAAAAAGAAGGAGCCGGGCCGCCTCGTTTGTTACGAGTTGACCCGGCTCCCGGCTCGAAATAAAATACCTTATGCGTGTGGTGCGCGTTCATCAGCATGACGGCGAGGTAAATAGATTCTTCGGCTCCTCGTCAGGCAAGTATCGCCCATTTACTGCGAGGGCTTTGCGTAGAGCCTCGCGGAAGGTTACGCCGTTGTTCGTGTAGTTCATTACCATATCGTAAGCCTTCGGGTGATTATCGAGGAGAATAGAGAACCGGCGGTCGTCTGCGAACTGTGCGCCGAATCCGCAACCCATGCAGCCGGTGCGCGCTGCGCCTTTGTGGTATATTTCGGCAATATCCAGCCGCTGCTCCTCGATATATTGCCACACGTCTGCCTCCGTCCATATTGACAACGGTCGGGAAGCAGCTTTCTCTCCGAACACATTACAACCGCCAGCCTTGATATATTGGCCTTTTCGTAGGTCGCTTTCGTCCGCCATTACTCCAATAATTGGGCGACGTCCGGTTATCTTCTCGAACTTATGAAACGGGCGTTTCTTCAGTATATCGCAACACTGCGATGATGTTTCGTAAGGTTCTGTTAATAGGTATCGCCATTTCTTAGCCAGACAGAAAAAGCCGGTTCCCATAATGATAGACGCGGTTACGGTGTTCGGGTTGAATCTTACTTTGTGAACCTTTTGTGCGGTTTCTTTTCCGACAAGAGGAAAGCCGTATTTCGCCCAGACTTGGCGCGGTGTAATCTCCGGCCTTATGACTTGTATATTTGCGCCCTTCTTCGCTTGTTCTCTGACGAATTGTATTATTTCGGGGTATTCGTTGCCGGTAGAGCAAAACACCGCCAGAATGTCAGGATAAAGAACTCGGCAAAGGTGTAATAAAACCGTGCTATCCTTACCGCCGGAAAATGAGCAATACACTTTGTCAATACCGCCCATACGGGAAATAAACACGTCGATAGTAGCGAGAGCGTGGTCGACTTTTTGCGCAAGCGTCCACGCCTGACGCTCTTTAAGTATATCGGTTGTCATTGGATAAATAGGTTTTTGAAAATGCGGTAAAGGAGTTCGACAACGATAGAATTGCCGGCGAGTTTGCGTTGTTGGGTCGTTGATAATCCGGCGGCTTGAATCGCGTCGATATAGATGTCCGGCAAGTCCATGAGGCGGAACAGTTCGCGCGGTGTGAATTTACGTATGAGGTAGCCGACGCAAATCAAATTGTTATCGGTATAAGCCGAGGCGGTGACAGCCGGGGCAATATCGAGGACGTTCCCACGGGCGAAACCGTGCGGTAGCTGTATAACAGTGGGTTCAACAATAAATTCAGCCGTTGAACCTGTGTAACGTCTGTTTGAGCTGCATACTGTTCCGGCTACGTCTTTGAGGTGGCGAGCTACCACCACGCCTTTGTTGTCGCGCGTGTAGCCTAATACTTTAGGTTCTGCGAGAAGGCTATCCTTGTCAACTGTTGTTATACAATTCGACACCGAACCGCCTAACTCCAGCCTTTGAACGGTTGGAATCCCGGAACGGCGGTCGCCGGGGTTGTCCGGGTTTCTCCCTCGATAGGCACACGCGACAGGCTCGGCGAGGTAGGTATCAGTCGGACGACTGCCGCAAAGCGTAGTAACGGCGCAAGAAATACCGTCGGCCGTCTTGAAACTCGTAGAGAATCCGCACCCTTCAGACTGTTTGCGTTCGTTGTGGTTGATAATCATGTGTAATTGCTTTTCGTTTAGATACCATGAATCAGCCACATTTTCTTCGAGAACGTGGATTAACCTCCGCGTCAGGGTTTCGGAAGGCTGCGGAAATTCGTAACTTTGCCCCCCCAGATACTTACCATAAAAACACGCTCACGATTCTGCGGAACGCCGAAATTCTTCGCGTTGAGAATAGCCCAGTAATTGGAATATCCGAGGGCTTCGAGTGTGTCGCGCCAGCGTTTGAAATTATCTTTGTGCTTCTTGAAGGTCAACGCCTTGACATTCTCCATAAGTAGGAATTTAGGACGTTTCACCTCGATAGCTCTCGCACACTCCCAAAGTAATGAGGAACGCGAACCGCTGCCCTCATCAAAACCTCTTTGTTTCCCTGCTGTGCTTATGTCTTGGCACGGGAACGAATAGGTAAATAAATCGAAATCCGGCACCTCTGCCCATTCTATCTTGGTAATATCTCCAAAGTTTGGGTATTTGGCGAGGAGTTCCGGCGACGGCTCGTATTTCTCCAGATTTAGCCGGTCGATACTATGCCCTTGCAAACGGGCGTCACGAGCTGCGTAGTATGCCAGGACCGCGAAACGGTCTATTTCGGAGAATCCAGCCACCTCGTAATCGAATCCGGGATAATCCTCCTTCAGACGCTGGAGGGCTATCGACTGACTGCCGTAACCGGCAAACGCCTCGAATATTCTTATTTTCATAACTGTAACGGTTTAGAAGGGCATTTCCTGCTGGGTTGGAGGGGGCGGCGGGGGATTCTTCAGACGCTCGGCCTCTTTCTTGGTGCGGAGATAAATCATTTCTTTCTGTACCTTCTTGTGTGTTATCGGGTCCTCGATACGGCGCATTATTCGCGAACCTGAATTGTGTAGTTCTTCAGGATTGAGGCAGTCGATATAATCACAAGTAAAGCAGAATCCCTTCAGCGATTTTGTAAATTTCTGCATGGTGATTTTAGACACGCCGGAGAATCGTTTGTAAGCCTCGAAAGCATCTTCCCTCACGATTTCGCGGTTAAGATTATCACCGCACCCGTTTTCATCAACAGAGAAATAACCTTCGGCCCACTCGCGGAAATTGTCGGACATATCCCGGAGATACTTACGGAATATGATATTACCCATCTGCGGCTCGATTTTGACTTGCAACGGAGCGACGGAAAGATAAAATTTCACGCACTGGAGTACAAAATTTATATCCGCCTCCCACTCGGCTTCGGTGTATGCGCTGCCGAACAGGTCTTTGTTAAAGTCCGTGCGAATCTGACGGGTTTCGAGATAGTCGTTATCTTCTGTTCTTTGGTGGTAGTAGTCGGAGAATACGACGAACAGCATACGGCCAACACTTGAACCGTCGAACTCCTTCGGGACGTAGTTCGTAGTAAAGGCGAATTTCGGCGCGTCTTGAAACGTCAGTGTGTAGGCTGAAACATTCTTTGTGTTAATCGTGATGTCCGACGTGATATTATCGTAAAACTGTTTGAACGGTAAATATTCGTCGCAATCGTCAACAACAACGATTCCGAGATGTTTGCTTACTTGCTCGAAAGCAAATTGATTCTCCAGTAATTTAGGGTTACGCCCAGACAGCTTCAGCCAGCGCGTGAAATTCGAGAGGGCGCGGAACATGAAGGATTTGCCGGAACGTCCGTTACACTGGTCGTTCTCGCCCACTACGTTATCCATGACGAACGGGGCCCACGCTCTCGACTCTGACTTGTAACGGTGCATCATAAACCCGATTGTAAAAATCTTGTTGATAAGACACTGTTTTTGCTCCTGAATCTCTGCGGCGGTCAACGCCGGGCCGGCGATGTCAAACTTATGAGCTGCGAGATACGCCGCCCCTTCTTCCGGCGACATAGCGTTAACTTGCTCCTCCAACTCCTTGCGCCAATAAATACGGGAGGAGTTAATCAGGTATTTGAAATAATTCGAGGTTTGATTTTCGGCCACCTCGATGTCGAAATCTTCGCTTTCGTATTGCCCTTCGGGGTGGGTAATCGTGAACATATCAGGAAGGAATTTAATGTTATGGTTGATAACATTCTCCTCCCAGACATAACGACCGGCAGAGGCGGCGCGGTTGTCGTGCTTGATAATCTCGCGCCCTGTAACCTCGACGGTAAATTTCGGGAAATAAAAGAACTGTGAACGCTCGGTGTAGTTGGTGAAATCCGGGTCAATTTCTCGAAGGGCTTCGAGGTATTGAGCCGACAACTTGGAATCTTGCAATATCTGGTTGCGCAGTTCGCGCTCTTGTTTGCTGTCTATTGCCCAGTTTAGAACAAATTCGCGTATCTCCTTGGGCGTAACGAGCTTCACGATATTGCCTTGAATCCTCACGAACTGCGTACCCGGTGCGTGTTTGTCGCGAAGGGTGTAGAATCCGTTCAACATTAAAAATTCGTGCAGACATGAAATGTCTATCGAATATTTTTTCTTCTTGGTTTTCTCGTTCCATGATTCAACCCAGAACCTTGCGGGTGTAGCGAGGTTCAGAAGGCCGCGAAAATCGCCCTTGCTGCTCCATATCTCCATCCAATCTCGGAAATCCTTACGGGGTTTCCCTCGGTTGTCGCGGTATGAGGACAGTTTTTCGGGTAGCCAAATGGTGTGTATGTCGATAAAGCGTAAAGCGAGTTCCGTACCTTTCAGGCGACCGGTTGCGTCGATGTCAGGTATATTATAGACAGTTTCGACATATTTCGTTATCTGGTTCCACTCCTCTTGGCTTACTTGATAAGTTTCGGAATTGAACCACAAAGGGTAGTAACCGAGAGAGCGGACACAAACCGCGTCGCGTTCGCCGGAGCAAATGATCGCTTCGGGTAATTTTTGTTCTCGGTAGGGCTTGTGCTCGTTTGCAGGGTCGGCGGTCCACTTTGCTTCCTCGGTATCGTTGTACGCTCTCCATGCTGCGGCAAGCTCAAACAAACCATTAATGTAGCTTTGTGGTTTCTTCCCGGCTGGCTGGTATTGGAAACGCCACTGTTTCTCCGGGTTCAGAGGCTCGTAAATCTTATAAAAGCAATCACGATTACCCTTTGAATCAGTAAACCAACATTCGCGGATAAAAATCGGGTAGTTCTCGTTTGAGTATTTATAAACAGCCTCGCGGTTCCTGACTGTAACGACATGGTTAGCCCGGTACCAGTGGAGAGCCTTCAGTGTGTCAGGAGTGACACGCGGCCCCATAATCTCGCACTCCTTTGCCGTAAACTCTTGGTTAATATCCTTATCCCATGAACCCTCCGTTTGTTCCACTGTGGCCGGTTGACGGCGAACGTCCGGCCGGTTGACGGAACGATTTATTTCATCGGTAATATTAAAGATAGCCGAAAGGTCGAGGATAGCTTCACGGAAGGTTAACCCGGTTTGCTTCATGTGTATGGAAATAGGGCTTTCGGCTCTGCCTTCGTCGCCGAAATCTGTCATTTTCCAGACTTGCGCCCCATCCTTGGCTTTCATTAGTTTGACCCTTGCGCTCGGAGTGCGCTCGTCGGGTCTTGCCTTGAACGACCTGTTAGTCCTTGCAGCTTCGGGAGCGTCGGGGTAATGCAGCGCAATGATACGGAGGCCGTCGTCTGTTGCGGCGTATAACTGTTCAGGTGTTACCATATCATGTGACAAGTTACATAATTACAAAAATTTAGGGCGATTTCTACCCCCCCCCATTTTTCGAGATTGAGGGGTAATGGTCTTGCAAAGTGACGAATAAACCGAAAGAGGGGGAAGGACGCACACGGTATTATTTTTCATCGCTGAATAAATTTAGTTGAATCCCATAACCGAAAGCCTTCAGCCGTTCCTCCACGCGGGCGGAACGATTCGCCTCCGGCGTTGTGACTACTCGCTCCGTTTTACTGAAACGGTAGCCACGTCGACGGGCATAATAGCGTAAATCATACAGCGTTTTAGGGTCGCGCATTTGAAACGGTCGTATCAGTGTCGTACACGCGAGTAATAGCGTCACAAACCTCGGCTATAAGGTCGGAAACGGAGAGGTCGTGGGTGATACCGATACAACCGAAACCGTCGTCATTCTTCTGGACGTTGTGGACGTGTATGTCGCCGGCTTCATTAAGCACGTCGGCGAGGCCAACCGGTAAGCACTTTTCGGATATTACGAGAGCGGCACGATGTTCGCCGGCATGGAGTTCTGCGGAGTGCTGTCCGAAGGTGATAATTTTTTTCATATTTCGAGCGGGGTTATATGGTTATTAAATAGCCGTGCCGGAGGCGTGGCCGCTTACGCCTTCGGTCAATTCCTCCGGCTTGGCTATCGTGAATATTTCCTTACCTGAAACCTGAAGGGTATAGGCGTTTATTAGTTTCTTTGCCGAGTTTGGCACTTTGCAACGCCCGTATATCCAGTTCAGTATTTTGCTTCTGCTTTCGGCACAAGCGACAACCAAACCGGCTTTATGCTTGTTGTAGTCTGCGCGGGGGAGAGAATCCAGCCAACCGCGCAAAATATTAGAGTCCGTAAGGTCTTTAATTTGATTCTTCATTTGTAGAACTGAAATATTTTTGTTAATTTTACTCTGCAAATGTAGTAATAAATCCCATTAGTCAGGTAAATAATCCCTGTTAAAAATTGTAAAATATTAAATCCGATGGCTAATCTTCTTTTAATCAGAGATTTGTGTGAGCGCAAGAAAATGACTATTCGAGAGCTGTCGCAACGAATAGGCCGCGATGAAAGCTCCATACAGAGCGCAATCCGACGCGGTTCGACCAACTCGACAACAATAGAGCTAATCGCCAAAGAATTAGGCGTGTCGGCTGGTATCTTCTTCGACGGATTCGCCGCCGATGAATCCGACGCGCTCCGCCGCGAGGTGGCTCACCTGAAGGAACTACTGAAGGAAAAAGAGCGGACAATCGAAATACTAATGAGCGACCGTAAAGCAAAATAAACCCCTTAAAGTCGGCACAATGTCGGCACAATAGGGTATTAAACTACTGACGAGCAGTAACCGCGTTGTGCCTGGTGGCACCACAAAAGACCGCTAATTCTCAATGAGTTAGCGGTCTTTTATTCAAATATGCCCTTCCGGGTCACCACAAAAGTCACCATGCCCACGCTAATACGCTGTAATATTGCGCGTTATGCGTGTCATGACAAGCATATATATTTTCTTGCGGCAATATAATACACTGATAATCAGTGCACAATTCAAATTCATCCAAATTCATTCAAGCACATTCAACCCCACATCACAGCCTCGAATGCCCAAACTTTAACAGACTTTAACCGTATTCAGGCCTCAAAAATGTGGTGACCTCAGCCAAAATTTTGCTGGGTCACCACGTTAAATCGTTAAATTCCCATAAAAAATTCGTATCTTTGTGGTCGGGTTGAGGTAAGTCTGCCCACGACATTTTGGAAAATAAGAAGCGTTATGCGTCTTGCAAACTGAAAACCTGAGAAACTTTTAGTTTTGATGCAAGAGATAGCATAGTGGTTCTCACGCATATAGCGTGGGCTGCTATTGTTACATCTGCATCATTGGTTTTCTCAGGACCATCAGTTTGGACGTGCATAGTTGGCTCGCGCTTTTCATATCATATAGTAGCCGTTTGGAGCTGACTGCGGCGATTTTGGAAGAAATTGGTAGAATTATTCAATTCATATAGGTCGCAGGTCAATCTCGCCGGTCTCATAGAACTATGCGAGGGTGAGGGTAAGCCTGTAATTTACGAGAAGGGTGAGTACCTGCTTCATCAAGGTGATATTGAGAGGCATATATCCCTTGTGAAATCGGGCTATTGTCGATACACCTGTCTGAAATCTGATGGCAGTGAAGCGGTGGTTGGTCTTGCCATGACAGGTGAATTTGTTACCGACTTCAATAATGGCGTAAGGAGGATTCCTGCATTAGCATCACAAGTGGCTTCCGTGCGGACTGAGGTGCTTCAACTTCCATTCGTATATGCGTTGGAAAAATTGTGTCAATCCGAGCCAAATTTTCTTTACACAGCATCAGACGCTCTTTTCCGGATGTGTTACACCCGCTTTCTTGATTTGTATATACTCTCTCCGGCAGAACGATATTGCAAATTCATTGATGCTTACCCCGATATCGTCTCGACAATCAAGGCCAAGGAGCTGGCTTCATATCTCCAAATCTCTCATCAGCACCTTCTACGAATCAAAAAATCGCAGGGAAAAGGAGATAAAAGCGACTGAATTGAACATTTGTTCAATTCCAAATGGTAGATTATGGCGAAATTTGCACCTCAAACTGTATTGAATATGCAAAACCGAATCATCACATCAATATTCTGCGCAACACTTACGATTGCGGCGATGGCGCAGACGGAAACACCCGACAGCATCAAGACACAGGATCTTGACGAGATTGTAGTGGAGGCGCAAATGCAACGCACTTCACCGACCTCTACAACCTTTATCCCGACCGTCAAACAAAAGAACGCCTCGCAAAATGCAGTCGATCTTTTGCGTCAGATGGCTATGCCTCAAATTCAAATAAATCCCGTCAGTGAAGCCGTTACTGACAATGCTGGAGGAGAGGTGGCTATTTTTATAAATTTCCTCGAAGCATCAAAGGAGGAAATGGAAGGGCTACGGACTCCCGACGTGAAAAAAGTCGAGTATCTTGAATTTCCTACCGACCCTCGTTTCCGAGGTGCGCAGCGTGTAATTAATATTATTGTTCAGGAATATGCTTATGGTGGTTACACAAAGCTGACAACAAACGAAAACTTCCTTGTCGGCTTTTCAAGCCGCAACAACATTTTCTCAAAGTTCTCCTACAAGAAAATGACTTACGACCTTTATGTTGGAGCCAACAATTGGAATAACCACCATATCGGAAACAATGTAAAAGGGATCTATTCGCTCAAAGATGCTGACGGTAAGGATTATCAGCTAATCCGAACTGAAACCCTTGATGACTCGCATTACAAGCAGAATCAGTATCCTGTAACTTTTCGTGCCACATACGCCTCGGAGAAAATACAGATACGCAATACAGTTGGTTTTACACATTTAGATATCCCTGTTTATGACCAGCGAGGTAATCTTACCTATCAACCTGGAAGTGGGCAAAACTATACTTTCAACAGGAGCAATCCAAATCGCAACAACTCTTTGGCCTATCAAGGCTCTTTCTTTTTCTCATTGCCTAAACAGTTTTCGATAGATATTTCACCGCGTTTCAATTACACGCATAGCAACGACAATCTTTCGTATTCTACATCAAATTCTCCTGAAATAGTCCGTAATGCCCGTGAGAACGCTTACAACTATAGAGTTGACGCTTATTTGCAAAAGCGCATAGGACAAAAGCATACTGCTATGCTTGGAGTCAACGGCGGTGACAACATCAATCGGCTACGTTATTCCGGGACAAACAGCTATTATGACCGCTTCCACAATGCGTTTGCCGCCGGTATGCTATGCTATAACTTTCAGACCCAAAAGATAAGCCTCTATGCTGATGCCGGAGTTTGTTGGGAAGGGAGTGACATTAACGGGGAGAAATATAATGATACATATCCGTTCACACATATCAACCTTCGTTTCTCGCCAAACTCCAAAAATGCTTTTTCTGCTTATTTCCAATATGCCACCAATAGCCCGGGTATAAACCAGAAAGCATCTGATATTCTGCAAGAAAATGAATATATGTATATAACCGGTAATCCACTGCTTAAAAACAGCAGACATGTAACCCTAAATGTTGCCTATACATGGATGCCGACAAACGCTTTCGGCATGAGCGCTTTTAGTAATTTTGTGGAATACTTTGACCGACAGATTATAATATATGAGCCATACAATAACGGTCAGGCTCTTATCAGAAACTACTACAACAATGGCAATTATATCAAGGAGGAAATAGGACTTGCCGCAAACTGGAAACTGCTCGGAGGTAAACTTCAACTCTATGCAAGCCCAAAACAGTCTTTTTACAAATCTACCGGCATATATAATAAGTTGTATAATCCCTTCACTATAACAGCCCAAGCGACATATTATCTCAACAGTTTCTACTTTCAGGCATATTATCAGTCGCCCGGTAAGCAGATGTTCACCTCATCACCGCAAATTTACAAAGATAGAAACTTTCACAGCCTTACAGTGGGCTGGGCTAACTCCGACTGGAATGTCAGGGTAATGGCGGCAAACTTTTTTAATAAGGGTTGGAACAGTGCAGATATATTTACAGAATCGCCGCTATATACAGAATATAGAGAAAATATCGGTACATCATCCCACTTTCGTATCAATATAACTGCGACTTATACATTTGGTTACGGCAAAAAAGTGCAGCGTGGCAATGAAGTCGGCGAACAGTCAGGCGCGAACTCCGCGATAATTAAATAGGAATATGAATATTCTAATTATAGGAGCAACATCCGGCATTGGACATAATCTATGGAAGCATTATGTTTCATCGGGGCATAACGTCATAGTTGTCGGCAGAAGGAGAGAATTGTTGGACGATATGGAACGAAGTTGTCCTGAACATACGTTGCTTGTTCCGTGTGATATTTCTCAAGTGGACTCATTTGATAACGCTTTGGAATCTATCATTCGCAAACATCGACACATTGATTTGGCTATTATATGTGCAGGAATCGGAGAACTTAATCCGAAGTTGGATGTCGAGACAGAGTTATCCACGGTTTCTGTAAACGTAATGGGTTGGGCTAATACCGTAGCATCAATTTACAGGCTCTTTGAACGGCAGAAATCAGGTCATCTTGTTACCATCACCTCTGTTGGTGGATTACAGCCTACTCCTATTGCCCCGTCATATAGTGCATCAAAGGCATTTCAGATAAATTACACGAAATCTTTGCAGAACAAAGCCAAAGGAACGGATATAATTGTCACAGAGATTCGTCCCGGACTGGTTGATACCCGTATGGCAAAAGGAGAAGGTCTGTTCTGGGTAATGCCTCTTGATAAGGTCTGTCGAAAAATAATCAAGGCCATTGACAAGAAGCAAAAAAGGCTTATTGTCACTCGCCGATGGCGAATAATAAATTTTGCATTAAAACATCTGATGTAAACATAAATCCACCGAAAGAAGTGATTTTCTCTCGGTGGATTTTTTGATTAGTGTAGTTTTGGCCCTTTTCGTCGCAGTTTTGCTTTCTGCTCGTCACGGAAACGGTGCAAAGCTTCTTCGATGCTCATGCCGGGGTGCAATTCAAGGAAGAGCTTGAAGTCATCAGGCATTCCACTGCCGTGAGCGAAACCTTGTTCTTCAGGAATGTTTCCATCGAGAGAAGGCGATGATAGGCGAATTCCGGCACTCGGCGATGACGATGCTGAGGATTGCTTTGCTGCCAGTTGTCGCAGGAAGGCTTCCGGAATCTTGTGGTCGGAGGGATATGTACGGCTCATTACGGGTTCTCGTTTGTAGAAATCGTACCAAATCCAATGGTTGATTGGCACAACGCCTCCGGGGTCACAGATTCCGATGCTGATGAACTTGCCTTCCTGATAGGCTTGTTGCTTTAGTCGGTCAATCTTTACGCCGCATACTATATCCGGCAATGGCGGGATAACAATAGGCTCCGGCTGCTTTGATTTAGGCTGTGACTGCCGTTGCGGTTTAGGCTGTGGTGCGGTTCCTGGTTGAGTCTTTGCCGATTGCTGTTTCTCTCGACGAGCCTTGAATTTCAATTCAAGATTCTCGCGGCTGAAAAAGGGATCGAGCTTTTTATACCAGAATTCATGTCTGCCTGTGCAGTAATACAGATTCGTTTTCTCTGATTGTCCGGTCTTTTCCTTGACTGTTATACCCTGTCGCTTAAGAGCAATGAGAAACGAGTTCCAGTCCAGAATCTCCGGACGGATGTACACTCCGGCTATATTGTGGACAAGGTAAGCATACAGTGAAACACGTGCTTCACCGTATGCTTTTGTTCAATAGGAGTGAACAGCAACAAAAAAATGAACGCCCCAGAATCTCCGGGGCGTTATAATTCTATGATGAAGTTTTATACAAGAGTCAATCAAATAGGTCATCAGCAGTCAATGTGTTTTGTACATCTCCTGCATATTCGTTTGATGTGAGACCTGATGCTGTTATCATTGTCAGAAATATGGCGTTCTTTGTTTTAGTGACATCTTTCAGTCTTGCAACCTTGTTTTGCAGGTTTGCAGAATATTTTTTGTCGATTGTAAATGGATTCTTTGTGAATTTCATCTCGCAAAGATTGAACACTTTGTCAGCCCTCTCAATCAATAGATCAATTTCAACTCCGGATAGGTCAGCATACGGAGGGGTGCGCCATGAGAATTCATTGCTCAAGATTCCACCAATGCCCAAAGCCTTTTTTATCTGGCGAATATGAAGCAGACATATCCTTTCAAATGACAAACCACACCAGTTTGCGTATGCCGGACTGGTCTGAATCTTTGACCAATACCCTTCATCTGTAATTCTCTTTGATGAAAGGAATCTATAATAGAATAACGTATAATTATCTATGAGTTGATAGACGGCCCCTTTCACTCTATTCCCATAAGATGAGTATAAACGGATGAAACCACAGGCTTCAAGGTCTGTCATATATTTTGTCAAAGTACCGTTTCGCGGTAAGTGCGTGGTCTCTGATACTTCCTCGATAGTCATGCCCACTTTCTTTTTACCAAGTGCCGATATTATTTTCAGATATGGTTCAGGTCGTTTGAACAATGAGGCGTAAAGATCATCGAACTCACTCTTGAAAACTGCATTATCGGCGAAAAACATACGATCAATGTTTTGTGCCAGACTAAACCTGTGGTCAAGTTTGCTCCAATAATATGGGACACCGCCAAAGATCATATATGCTTCTATAATCTGTGGTCGCGTCATTTTCATATGGAGCGAAGCGGCATATCGTTCACACTCGCTAAGCGTAAACTGTTTCAACCTGATACTACGGGAAAGACGATTATGTAATCCTCCGTGATTATGTATAATATTCTTGATAATCCATGATGTTGCCGAACCGCATACAATTAACAGAATATCTTTCCTTGCCGAAGCCCATCCATTCCAGAAGTGTTCAAAGGCCGGGAGAAAATCAGACTTCGGCGTATCCATCCACGGCAGTTCATCCAGAAAAATCACTTTTCTTTTCTCTTTCCTGTTTTGGATGTATGTTGACAGACATTGAAATGCCTCAAGCCAGTTTTTTGGGATTTGGGAAGGGGTGTAACCCTGACTTACCAAGGAATTATAAAACGCTTTAAGCTGACCCTTCACGGGGAATTTTGACACACCGGCATGGAAGAAAGTAAAATGTCCCTGCAAAGTCTCTCTTACAAGGTACGTTTTCCCAATTCTTCGTCGACCGTATATGGCTACAAACTCAGATTCGGAAGAGGAATACGCCTCTTCAAGCTGATATATTTCTTCTTCTCGTCCTATGAGCATACTTTGAAATTTAGGCACAAAGGTAGTGAATAATTCTGATATATCCTATCTAAATCGTAAATTATATTGAAGATTTAGACATCAAATGCATCAAATGCAACGTGAGCCTGCTTGCAATTCGGGCTATATGGTATCTAAATCCTCTCAAAACATCATTATTTAGATAGGACATACGAAAATTTGAGCCGGAAAATTTGGGTACTTCTCAAAAAAATAGTAACTTTGCAATCAAGAAAAGAGTCCATTCACACGTTTTAGGCAAGATGGCGAGACATTAGTAACGCCCGATTGTCCACTCTGCACCAGCCCCTGACGCAAAATGCAGAAAAACGATGAAAATCGCAGGTGTGAGGGAGGCTCTTGAAGCCTCAAAATTTGCCATTATTCAGCTGATTATCAATCCTTTAATTGGGAGGCCCTCCAATACTGGTGGCACCACTCGTAAAATCGCCAAGTAGTTGATGTTCAACTACTTGGCGATTTTTCTTTCACTCTAATTCTGCCGAGTTCCCTATAAAGTTATGACGCATAGTAATAAACCTGTGTTTAGGCGTAAAGATTACATAGTCTGAAAATGAAAAATTTAGTGTCGTTCACGCCGTGCAGTTTAGCTCGGAATGCTTTAATTTTAGAGTTCATGGCTTCGGCAGCAGCATTTGTGGATCGATTTTCAAAGAAGTTTATTATCTCATCGGAGTGTTCGTAAAAAGTAGCTGCAATTGTGTTGAATGACTTGAAGCCGGAGTCGGCAACACGATTGTACCATCGGGCAAGGTTGAGTCTTGCAGTATCAGCCGTTGAGTTTTTGTTGGAAAATATGGCACTGAGATGCTGCGACAGCGAATAAGCCTCTTTGAGATCCGGATAGAGCGCGAACATCAGGTCAATACGTTCTCTTTGTGTGGCAGTCCACTTCTCGGGCGACCTGAACAGGGCATAGCGTCCGCGGGCAAGTAGCTCCTTGAGAGTGTCTCCGTTAGAGAGGCGCTCTGGCAGATACTTCTTTCCTGACAACTTTGCCTGTTCACGTGCCTCGGTGTCGGCATTTATAGCATCCCAGCGATGATTTATCCGTATCTCCTGGACGGCTTCAAGTGCCAGCTTCTGAACATGGAAACGGTCGATGACACGCTTCGCACGCGGGAAAGCGTAGCGGCATATGCGGTGCATGCTGTCTGCCAGATCAAGCGTTATCTCTGTCACTCTATTGCGCAGACGGCTGTCAATCTGCCTTAATGCATGCAATACCGTATCTGAATCTGTCCCAAGCACCAGGGCTACGATAGAGCGCTTACGACCGTGTGCATCCTTGTTAGTGACTATCGTG